TTACTTGCCGCAATTCTTGTCGTTGACGTTCGGCTCCATCGTACCGGCGGTCGAGTTGTTCGTATCGCCCACCGCGCCCTGCGGGCTGTTCGGGCAGTTCTTGTCGGCGTTCGAATTCATGTCGCCGCCGCTGATGCTGCCGGTCGTGCCGGTGTCAGGCGGCCCCATCTGGTCAGGTGATGGCGTGGCCGGCGTCTTCGGGTCGACGGTGATGGTCTGGCCGCTGCCGCCACCATTGTTTCCGGCGGTGCCGGCGGTCTGGCCCATCGCCGCCGTGGCGAGACCGATCGTCAGGGCCGAAGCTGCAAGGATCTTCATAAGCATGATCTTCTCCTCTGTGCGAGACGGTTCGTCTGTCGCGTTGCGACTAAGGGTGGAACCCGTCGGACCAAGGTTGGTTCCGACAAAATTCCCTTCGGCTTTCGGCTGCAGGGCTCGATCCATCCCTGTGGCGAGGCGCGCCTCGTCACAGGGATCGGGCCAAGCGGATTTGGAAAAATAGGAAACTTTGCCTAAACCCTATTGCTGGGTGAGGGCAGCTATGCTACTATTCTGTCCATGGTGCTGATTTGCGCCAACGGCCCGCCGCAAGGCGGGTTTTTTGTTTCAAGCACTGGCGGGACAGAGGGGCGCGAGGAAACGCCGCCTCATCCATTCCATCTGCACATCGAGGCCTCCATGCCACGTTACGCCACCATCGTCACCGCCGATGACGGCACCGAGATCGTCAGCGCCATTGGCGAGTTCGAGAGCGCAAGCCTGCCGCTCAGCTCAGGCCGCATTGAGCAGGTCGCGCCCGGCGTGCGCATCGGCATGGTGCGTGGCGGCATGGTCGATGCCGTCGCCGGTTTCGGCTTTCCGCGCCAGGGCCTCGGCCCCTCGGCAGCTCGCGTTGCCATCGCGATGTTGGCGGCAATGACCGCGCCGGCGGCCGACGGCGAGTCCGCCAGGCCGGCACGTGCCAAGCCGCGCAGGAAACCCGCGCGCAAGGTCCGCAAGGCGAAGGCGGCAAAGGCCGCGTCATCCGTCCCGGCTGCCCATGGCTGACGAAAACGAGGCCCGCCGCAAGCCCGCTGGCGCGAAACGGGCAGGGCGAAAGCCGCAGGCTCGCCGCGTCGATGTTGCTTCGCCCAATCGCCCGAAGCGCTCGCGAAAGACGCTCGTCGACGACTTCGCCGCTGCGCTGCGCGCCGACTTCCGCGCCCATGGCGCCGGCGTCATCGCCGCGGTGCGGGCCGAAAAGCCGGAGCAACACCTGAAGGTCGTGCTGACGCTGCTGCCCAAGGATTTTTCGCAGAATTTCGATGCCGATAAGAACAGTCTCGATCGGTTGAGTGATGACGAGATCAAGAGCCGAATCCGCGGCCTCGAAGCGAGTCTGCGGCCTTTCCTCAAAGAAGATGCCGGCCTCGAAGGAGATGCGGGCGTATCTGGCCCTTCTGGAGGAACTGGAACGGCGGCGGCGCGGCAATAGCCTAGCGGTCTACAAGCCCTACGACAGGCAGGCCGAATTTCACGCAGCAGGAGCAACGAACCGCGAGCGCCTGTTCATGGCCGGCAACCAGCTTGGCAAGACCAGGGCGGGGGGCGCGGAATGGGCCATGCACCTCACCGGCCGCTATCCCGACTGGTGGGTGGGCAAGGTGTTCGACCAACCCGTCAGGCTGTGGGCCGCCGGTGTCACCGGCGAAGGCACGCGCGACAACCCGCAGCGCGTGCTGGTCGGCCCGCCACAGCAGCAGGGCGAATGGGGCACCGGCATGATCCCGGCCGACGCCATCGCCGACACGGTGATGGGCCGCGGCGCGCCTGGTGCGCTGGACAGCGTCGTAGTGCGCTGGGGTGGCGGCGGTGACGTCCAGGCCGGCGAAAGCGTGCTCTCCTTCAAGAGCTACGAGAAGGGCCGCGAGAAATGGCAGGGCGAGACGCTGCATGGCGTCTGGTTCGACGAGGAACCGCCGCTGGACATCTATTCGGAAGGCCTGACCCGCACGAATGCGACGGATGGCATCACGATCGTGACGTTCACGCCGCTGCTCGGCATGAGCGATGTGGTGCTCAGGTTTTTGAGCGCGGAGGCGATTCAGGGCCTGGGTTCCTCGCCTCCGCAAGGCGGGGTGGCCGCGTAGCGGCCGGAGAGGGGCCTTCGTAGGGCGAAAGCTCTACGAATGGCTTTCCGCTTTTGCATCAAATGCCGGCGCTGTCCCCGCTCCGTCGCGGCTTCGCCGCGCCACCTCTGCCCCACTTGGGTGGGGCAAGAAACCAGAGCTTCGAGAAACCGTGCCGAAACCATGATTGGCGATGTCGCTTTGGCTGCAACCGAAGGTCGCGTAATTTTCGGTCGCGATCGGGGGACAGCATGCGACCTATATCCAACCTGCTTCTTGCCTGCGCGCTGCTTTCGGCCTGCTCCGGCTCCAGCGGCGACTGGCGCGCCGATGCGATCGCGTCGGCCGAAGCCAAGATGCGCGGCCTGATCAACGACCCGGCAGCGAGTTTCTCGCATGTGGACCTAACCGGCGACAGCGCGACCGGCCAGACCTGCGGCGTCATCATAAGCAAGGTCGGCATCTTCACCAAGCAAGCGCGCTTCATCGTCTATATCGATGGCGCCGGCCCCTATGTCGAACCGGGCCTCGGCTCTTCCATGTCGCAGGCGGATTTCGACTGGGCCTGGAAGAACGATTGCATCAACGAAGGCTACAAGGGCTGAGCGCTTTTCCTCGCCCCGCGCGAAGCGGGGGGAGAGGTGGCCGCGCAGCGGCCGGAGAGGGGCTTCATAAAGCGCCAGGCTCAAAGAGCAGCACCCGCTCTTTCATCAAAGCCAGGCACTGCTCCCCTCCGTCGCGTCTTCGCCGCGCCACCCTCCTTCACTGGCATGGAGGCGAGGAATCCGGAGCTCAAAGGGCAGACGGAGCCGGATCAGGGGTAATGGCTGCCCGCAAGCTGCCTGGCGCGAGCCTTAGGATCGGTTGCCTTACGGGTGAGCGGTTGACACCATATCCTTTCGTCGCCCGTAATCTGATTGAACCAGACATTGCATACTTTGTTTGGTGTGTCCGGGGTGCAAACTTTGCGTTGGAACCCCCTCAGCTCATACATCCTGCAAGTCTGCTTGCTCGTGTCATAAGGCACGTTCGATTGGCAAGCCGAGGCGCTTGCGGCAATGGCTATTACGATTGCTATGCGGATCATGTTTCCCCCAAGTCCCGCGGCAACGTCGCACTCATTCGCTGAGTTATCAACTCTGAACCTCTACTTGAGCACATAATAATGACGCGCCACGTTACCTTCATGACCATTGACGATGCCGGGCACTATTCGCCCGAGCAGCGCGCCGAGATCATCGCGGCATACCCCGAGCATGAGCGTGAAGCCCGCGCGAAAGGCATCCCTGTTCTCGGGTCAGGCCGGATCTTTCCGGTGCCTGACGAACTGATCGCCTGCGAACCGTTCAAGCTGCCTCGCTGGTGGCCGCGCATCGGCGCGCTCGATTTCGGCTGGGACCATCCTTCCGCCGCCATCGAGCTTGCCTGGGATACCGAGGCCGACGTCGTTTACGTGACCAAGGCCCATCGCGCGTCCCAGCAAACGCCGGCGATGCAGGCGCTGGCGCTGAAGGCGTGGGGCGAATGGCTGCCCTTCGCCTGGCCGCGCGACGGCCGCCGCGAAACGCTGGAAGGCGCCGGCGTGGCGCTCGCCAAACAATACGCCGCGCATGGGCTGAACATGCTCACCGGCCACGCCCGCTTCGCGGATGGCTCCGTCTCGGTCGAGGCCGGCCTGATGGACATGCTCGACCGCATGCAATCCGGCCGCTTCAAGGTGTTTTCCACGCTCCACGCCTGGTTCGAGGAATTCCGGCTCTACCATCGCAAGAACGGCCAGGTGGTCAAATTGCGCGACGACCTAATGGCCGCGACGCGCTATCGAAAACTGACGCTGGCCTATGTCAGCGGCGCCGGCACCTTGCCCACGACCGCCGACGGCATCTGGCTGATCTTCACCCGCGCCGGCGACAAGGGGGCGGATGGCACCGGCGTGGGCGACTTCACCGGTCCGGCCTCCTCAGTGACCGACAACATCGTGACCTTCGCCGGCACCACGGGGAAGGCGGGCAAGGACAGCGGCGTGGCGGTGGGAAGCCTGGCGCCAAAGGCCAGCCCCGCCCTCACCGGCACCCCGACCGCGCCAACCCAGGCCGCTGGCGACAACAGCACTAAGCTTGCGACCACGGCCTACGTGGATACCACGTTCGCGCCGAAGGCGAGCCCGACGTTCACGGGGGCGCCTGCTGCGCCGACCGCCACCCCAGGTACCAATACGACGCAGATTGCCACGACTGGCTTCGTCAAGACAGCGATCGATGTGGTGCTTGGCGGCGTGTCGGCGGCATTCGATACTCTGTCTGAGATCGCCGCCGATCTGAGTCTTAAAATGGTAAAGTCGGCGAATCTTTCCGATGTGGCAAATATTGCAACCGCGCGCACAAACCTCGGCTTAGTAGGAGTCACAGAGGAGATCGTCCGCGCCGATGATTTCTTGCCGGCCGGTACCAATGGCGGGCAGATCGGCCTTCGCTATCTCGCGACCAATGGCCAGCCCGTCTTTTATATGGCGCTCGATCCGACGACGGCTGAAACCTTCTACATCTATTGGATCCCGCAGCGGCGCTACAACGGCGGAACAATCACGGCGACCCCGGAATGGACCGCGGAAAGCGGTTCGGGGACCTTTCAACTCGACGTGTCGGCCGTTTTTGCGCGCAATGACGATCCGCTCGATGTCGCCTTCGGCACAGCGCAGTCTTCAAACGACACGCTTCTGTCGGCCGGAGATCATCACGAGAGCCCGGCAACCGGAGCGATCATACCGGCCGGAACATGGTCTCGCGGAGCCAGTATGTGGCTGAAGTGCACCCGCAATGTGGCGATCGACACGCTGAGCGCCGACGCACAAGTTTATCGCCTCAAGATCACCTACACCACCGACCAGGCAATCGACGCATGAGTATCCATCAACCGCGAACCGATCTATATACAGTTATCAGGCGCTTGGGACAGGGATCGAATCTGCAGTTTTGTCTAGATGCAGGGCATGAACTTTCTTTGCCAGCGGCGTCTTCGAAATGGCTTGATCTTTCGCCGAACGGATATGACTTCTTTCGAGGACAGACAGCGTCGGGAGAAGGTTCGGATCCGTCAATCAATGGTATTGCGGGCGGAAGGTCTTCAGCCGAGTACCTTTCGTGGGCAGCAAATCAGGGCTGCAAGTACGACACAACAATTGAAACTTGGATGAACAATCTTCATAAAGCTGCCGCCAAGTTCAGCTTTTGTGGCTGGTATAGCTTCGGAGCCGTAAATGGCCTTCAGGCCTTGTTCGGAACTCTCGCAAGCCAAGGTGGAAGTTCTCCAGCCGGTATTATGGTTCAGATCAACGGGATCGGGCAATTCGGATTCGTTGCGCAGAGGTCCGGTGGAACAGCTTCCTTTTTGATCGATTCTTCGCTGGTCGCGTCACCTGGTGTGTGGTCGTTTTGCGCAGGCACCGTCAATGAGGCAGGCGGAGCGAACGCAAGCTTCTTGCAACTGAGCGGAGGTCTTCAAACTTTCAATGCGGCATTCTCGTCTCCCAGTAGTACTGCCGCTCCATCCATGAGTATCGGGGCCACGGGTGGAAACGTCTCGGCAGGTGTGTACTGGCCGCTGCTATCAGGTGCGAAAGTGGCGTGTCTAGCAATGTGGGAAAGTAGAGTTTTGGGTCCGGCAGAGCTGGAGGCGATATATCAGTCGACTCGGTCGAGATTTGGAGTTTGAAAACGGGGTGAATTCACTGCCGCGGCGGCTCACGACTGACGTAGCGATGAAGGAAGACGGCGAAATCCCAGAAAGTATCGATCATGGGCATTCCGACAAGTGGGTGATTGCCATCAATAACCGGAGCAACAAAGAAATCCTTGAAGCGCTTTTTACCGGCAGTTGTTACTGTGAAGCGTCGATTAGGAAATTCGCGGTGCAAATCGTCTTCTATCTGCTTTTGTAACAACGGGTCATCGAACCGTGCACCTTCCGGAGGAACGACAACAAATTCCGAGCACTCTTCGTTCTCAATGTCGTATGGGTAGATCGCCATTCGCTTTCCTTCGCATTTCGACGTACGACATTCATAGTGCTCGTCTGTTCCACGCTCAAGTTCGGCACAGAGCGTCGCATCAGCGAACAGTCGCAGATTAGAAAGCTCATCTGGCCAGCGCTTTGCGAAGATTGTTGGCAAAGCTTGCATTCGCGCCCCACCGGTCCCGTCGCACTCCGCGCATCTCACGCTCACGCCAGGGCATCTGTGCCGGTGCGGGCCTGCCGGGCAGCAAGCCGCTGGAACTGCGCCATCTCGGGCATTCGCCGGTGCCGTCCTGGCACTCGCCCGTTTCGGAAAACGCCGAACCCATTTTACCCTACGCTTCGGCGTTGCTAGGCAACGCCGTTACCCCACCAATCGGCGGTCCCCCTCGCCATCTCCTGACTTTGCGACGCGGCAATTAAGGTTTCGAAAGCAGGAACCTTCGCGAACGCAATTTGCCGGCAAACCTTTCCCATCGCAGACAATCCCAAGGAACCCCCCATGGACCGCAACTTCGCGCGAAGCCTTTCGCTCGTGCTCAAATCCGAGGGCGGCTGGTCGGATAATCCTGCCGATCCGGGCGGTGCGACCATGAAAGGCGTCACGCTGACGAACTTCCGCCGTTACGTGAAGGCGGATGCAACGAAGGCGGAACTCCGCAAGGTCACCGACGAGCAGGTCGCCACAGTCTACCGCCGTTTTTACTGGGATGCCGTAGCCGGCGCAGAGCTTCCCGACGGCGTCGACTATGCCGTCTTCGACTTTGCCGTGAACAGCGGGCCGGGCAGGGCGGCGAAATATCTTCAAGGCGTTCTCGGCGTTGGCCAGGACGGCCGCATCGGCCCGGCGACGCTGGCGGCGGCAAGGGCAAAGCCCGCCGGCCTCGTCATCGATGCGCTTTGCGATGCCCGTCTCGCCTTCCTCGAAAAGCTGCCGACCTGGCCGAGCTTCGGCCGGGGCTGGAGCGCCCGCGTCGCCTCAGTGCGCCGACAGGCGTTGCTGATGTCGGCCGCGCCGTCGGCAACTGGGGAATCTGCCTCGCCAGGGCCAGGCGATGACGTCACAGCGGCAACGCCCGTCAGCGCCGGATCGCCTGACGTGAATGACGCACACACCGCGCCACCCAAATCCGCGTGGCCCGCCAAGGCCGCCGGCATCTTCGCCTTGATCGCGTTGGCGCTCGGCTCGCTTACCGCCTGGGCCACGCATCTTCCCTGCAATCTCTTCGGAGTGTTCTGCCAATGATTGCCGTCATCATCCGCATCGTCCTGCGCTATTGCGCGGGCGTGCTTGTCGCGCGCGGCCTTCTCGGTGCCGACGACGCCTCGGCGTTCTCCGCCGATCCCGACATCCAGATGGCGCTGGAGACCGGCCTCGGTCTCGCCATCGCTGCCTCGGCCGAGTGGTGGCATCTGCTCGCGCGCCGGTTCGGCTGGGAGCACTGACCATGGAAAATCTGCAAGGTCTGCTCGCCGCCTGCATTGAAGCCGCCAGGCCGTATGTGATCGTGGGCGCCGCCTGCTTCATCGTCGGTCTTCTTATCGGAGCGCTGCTATGAGCGCGCTGCTGGCATGGCTTCTCACCAATCCGACAGTCCTGGCGATCGGTGCCGGCATTATCGGCGCGCTCGGCTGGGGGTTTCACCAGCGTCTTGCCGGCGCGCGGGCCGAGCGCGGCAAGCAGGCTGAAGCCGAGGCCGCGGCCCGGGAGGTCGCCGACCAGGTCGATAACGATATAGGCGCCTTGCCGGCCGGCGCGGTCAGGAAGGAGCTGAAGTCATGGGCAAGGGACTGATTATCGCCGCCATGGCCGCCGCGCTTGCCGGCTGCACGACGGCCAAAGGCGGCTTCTGCGCCGTCGCCTCGCCGATGCGCCTCTCCGTCAGGGTCGTCGACGCGCTGGCCGATCAGGAGGCGAGGGCGCTGCTTGCCCACAACCGCAAGGGCGAAAAACTCTGCGGCTGGAGGCCGTGATGCATGACATCTTCGATCTTCTGGGCATCAAGGGCCAGGTCGTGGCGGCGGGGCTCGCCGGCGGCGTGCTACGGGCGCTGTCGCGCCATCGCTACAAGCTGCGCGAGATGATCGCCTCGCCCATCTGCGGCGCTTTGGCCGCCGCCTATCTGACATTGCCTGCCGTCGCCTGGGTTCGCGCAAGCGGCCTGCCGATCCCCGCCGCCGATGACACCACCACGCTCGCCGCAGCCTTCCTCATCGGAGTCTCGGCAATGTGGATATCGGACATCGTGTTCGAGGTGGTGGTGCGAAGATTCAAACACACGCCGGATTCCTAAGCGCGGCGGAGGCGAAGCCGCGCAGGCGTTAACCGATCGATTGTCGATGCCGGATATACGACAACACTCGATCCCTGCGTCGGCATTCGCCCGTTCGAGCCGCTGGAAGAATCCAGGCGCAATGCCTATCTATGGAGCAATCCAAAGGAGGTATGACATGGCTTCTTCCACCGAGCGTGCGGTCCTTGCCGGCGGCTGCTTCTGGGGCATGCAGGATCTGATCCGACGCTTGCCCGGCGTGATCTCGACGCGAGTGGGCTACAGCGGCGGCGATGTCGCCAACGCCACCTACCGCAACCACGGCACCCACGCCGAGGCAATCGAGATCATCTTCGACCCGGCCAGGACCAATTTCCGAACGCTTCTAGAATTCTTCTTCCAGATCCACGATCCGACGACGAAGAACCGCCAGGGCAACGATATCGGCGCGAGCTATCGCTCGGCGATTTTCTACACCAGCGATGAACAGAAGCGGATCGCCGAGGACACGATAGCCGACGTCGACGCGTCCGGCTTATGGCCTGGCAAGGTCGTCACCGAGCTCGCCCCGGTCGGGCCCTTCTGGGAAGCTGAGCCCGAGCATCAGGACTATCTCGAGCGCTATCCCAACGGCTACACCTGCCATTTCGCGCGGCCGGGCTGGAAGCTTCCGGTCCGCCAACAGGCGGCCGCCTCATAA